TTAGCAGAGCGTGGACAAGACTACGGTGAGTTTAAAGACATCGCCAACTTCACTCTCCATGCATATGAAGATCTAATAGGTTTAGATATATGGAAAAAAGCAACTCCTGATATGAGAGAATCAGCTCATATGATTCTACAGAAGTTAGCTAGAGCATTTAATGGCAATCCTAATAAGAAAGATACTTGGGATGACATTGCTGGCTATGCTATGTTAGTTTCTAAAGAGCTAGATAAGTAATTTAGACTATAAAAAGACCCCTACCAAGCAGTAGGGGCTTTTTTATTGCCTAAACAGGTCCGTACGACGCCGCTGAATGCCATTTTTAGGCCCTTTTTTGTTAAAGATGACTTACAACTCATCTTTGACTTTAGAGGCCTCTTATATCGCCTTCAGCGAGCTCTCAGGGCTATTTTAGAGGGTCTTTTTTGGCTAATAATCGTATATCTGCCAAAACTCGCTCATCAATAGGACTAATCTTAAGATTTATGAACTGTCCACTATCATGGTCATATAGGATGGCAGTAGTCATTGTATATAGATCAGCTCTCTTTTCAAAAAGCTTATCATTCCTAAAGTCAAATCTATTAGCTTCATAATAGTCAGTATCTTTAACTAATCCAGCCATACGGAGGATGCGATGCCCCTCAAGAATACAAGAGGGACATTCTCCAACAATAAGAGCAACCATTAGTTAACCACCTTTTGGGCTCGTAATCGTAGCCTATCAGTACTATCAATACGTTCAGCTTCTTTAGCTTTATCTTCTTCTTCCTTAGCAGCTAGAATAGGTGTAAAGCTTTTAATCACACTAGAGGCGGCAGCTAGAACCTTAGGATCGCCGGGATTCTCCAGTACTCCTTTATGAGCAGATTCTAGTGTAGCCATCAAAGTATCAAAGACCTTATTTTTAATAGTCATAGAACGCATAACCATATCTTTTTCAGACTCTTCTAGTATAAATGTTTTAAGAGGCTCATAATCCTCTCGGCTCTCTAACCTATTGATATAGCTATATCGGCTAGCAGTACTAACCTCACGAATATTTGGGTCAATAGTTTCTTCATAAGCTAACAATCGTGCTACACCATCAATATGAACTCTACGAATATAGTTAGTTAGTTTTGATGGATGTACCTTTCTAGGGTCAGCAAACTTACCACTATTGAATGCCCCTCTATTTCCTTTAGATTGCATTCGGCGCGAATCAACCCAGTTACCACTCTTAGCTAATACATAAGTAATACCAACTGGTGTTAATACTGTTGGTCTACCCATATTATCAACACCATTGATACCTAGAGGTTTCTTTTCATAACTCCTAGGAGCTTCATCTATAGTTAATCTTTCTTTAGCTACTTTAGGCATTTACTCTACCACCTTCCACACTATTCTTACCTACCAAAGGGTCATTGGCTGCAATACCCCCCTGTGCAGTAGATTGACTAATATCAAATTTACCAGCAGTACCACCGGCTAACATACCACTGAGCATCTCAGCAACATCGGAGTTAGGGATTTCTCCCTCTTCAACTGCTGGCATATTTACACTAGGGAACTGTTTAGCGAAAGGAACAGTCTCAGCTTCAGGTTGAGGAGTTAATCCATACTGAAGTTTCCTAGAAGTAGGTTGTGGTCGTCTAACACCAGGCTCTTCCATACTCATATCGTATGAATCGGGCGATAATGCTCGGCTTATATCTACTTGTCCTAACTCACCTCCAGAAGAAGGATCTACATAAGACAAGTCTATTTCATTATTATCTAATTGTCTCTTTTGGAAATCTAATTGAAGTTCTGCTTGTTCCATCTGCATTTCTTTAATTCGTTGTACTTCAGGAGATTCTTCAAACCAAGATGCAATCTGTCTTCGGCTAAATCCCTCGGCTAATGTAGGGATAATATCTCTAAACATTTGTTCTTTATTCTTAATAACATCACTCTGAGCCATAGGAACAAACCACTGCATAGTCATATTGGCCTGTTGTCTTTGCTCTACTTTAATTCTATTCTTTAGTATTGCTCTAAAGTGAATCTCTCCAAGAATATCTTGTTTAGATAATGTAACTGTACGGTAATCCTTAGGGAACTCATATTCCCAATCATCACCATTATAGATAGCAAGGAATTTAAACATCTTACTTGCTAACTCACCAGCCCATTGCTCAATATTAGCCATAAACGGCGCTAATCCCTGGGTTACACTACTTGATGCTAGAGAAGCTTCAGTACCAGAAGCACGATCTCCCATCATTTCTGCTTGTTCCTTAGCATCAGGGCCATTTAATACCCATTTAATAGTAGACTCTAACCGTTGAATCTCACTAAGAGCTGGAGTAAGATCTACTGCCTTATTAACAACAGAAACACTGTTGCCAATAAAGCCTTTAATTATTTCACCAGAAACGCCGGCAATCCCAGCTAATTTCTCTACATCTGTAGGGTTACCTGTAAAGGTAATAGGTGTCATAATACTAATAGTATGATAAATAAGACTCTCTAAGGCACAGATATCATCAAAGCTATCAAGTAATGATACTATATTACTATAACCATAGTTGGCCCATAAGCTTCTCTTATTGGTTAAAGCAACATATGGGTGATCTACTTTGATGTCTACTCTATTATCTTTATCAAAGACTTCACCTGTATAGCTATCTACTTGAGGAAGAGAATAATGTATTCCTCCCTTCAAGTAATCAGTCTCAACACGAACAATAAACTCTCGGTTAATAACTGTATATTTCTTACGGTTAATTAAGTCATATAGGTAAGATACTTCAACCTCATCAGCAATATAATCAGTATCCTCACTATCATAAAACGCACGAATACTCTTGCTGTAATATACGTCTAATCCACTATTTAAGTATTCAGGATTATTAACTAAGTTCCTTACTTCAATAAGTTGATTATCTACAGCATTAATAGCTTCAAGGGTCCAAGTACCATTCTTACCTTTCTTAATAAACTCTTTAAGCTCTCTCCAAGACATAAATGTCTGATGACCTATATATCTCTGATTGTTTCTCTTCATCCGTACTGGGTCTAATAGCATCTCAGTAGATGGAATCCAAGTAAGGTCTAATTCTTTATCAGAACCTTTCTTCTTCTCAATAAGAGTATATACCTCACCAGAAAGAGCGGCAAACTCAATTCCTTGTGGCAACATAGAATCTACATGATTATCAATATAGATATATTTAGCTGCTTCATTAATCTTATCTACTATCTCTTGGTCTTTCTTGAAGTAAGGATCGAATACCACAGCTTCATATTGAGATACTCCACCAGAAGATTGAGCAACCAATGTATTAACAGCCCTCATAATAGTAAAGTTCTGCCTTGGTCGTACATTCTTACATGCATCTTCAATAGCTTTAGCACGATCACTATCTTCTTCCATGAACTGACCAATTAAGCTCTTAATCCGTCCAAGGTATCTATCTTCAGAAGGCATGCCATAATAAGCCTGTATAGCCCTCTCAGTATGCTTTACAATAGGCTTTCGTGCCTCTACTGCCTCTTCAATATACTGAAGAATAAAATCATATTCAGGGTTAAGGGAACCGCCAAAGCGACTCCCCCCTGAGGTTACATTATTAGCCATATATAGCTACCTCCTATTAATATTATTATAGATTTTCATTAACTGTTCATATTGTTTCTTTGATGGCTGGAACTTACCACTACCTACCCCATCAATGATCTTATTGATACGGTCTCCAGCAGATGAACTCTTGCCACTAACAAGGTCTTTAAGTACCTTATTGTAGGCTGATACATATTTATCATCAGCAATCAAGTGAGAGCCATCCCGATAGCCAATACCATACCTATCTAATAACCAGTTACGAGCACGGTTATCACTTAGATATTTCTTACTATCACTTTGTGGAATCATTACCAAAGGTTTAACAATATCCATAAAGTCTGGGTTCTGAATGAGCATATACTTACCATACTTCTCAATATAAGGAGCTAGAACACCATCTAACTTATTGATGTATTCTTTCTCTAACTGAGCAGCGCCATTGAAGTCTTTAGCATTCCTTCGAGCAGCAATCTCATCCTGATACTGGGCTTTAACTGCTTTAAGGTCTTCGCCACCACCAGTCTTACCCTCAGTATAAGCTTTGAATTGAGATAATAGGTTTCTCTTAGTTTCCTTACGATTAGCCTCCATATCTTTATACTCAAAGCCAATAGGATCAAAGCCAAGCTCTCGTAGAGTCTTTCTAGCTTTAGATTCCTTAGCCATTTGAAGATCCCAGGATTGTCCAGTAATCTTCTTACGTTCTTTATATTGATCATCAGTCTCATCAGCTCGTTTATCAAATCCTCCAAGCTTATCAATACCTGAAGCCCAATAAGCATTCATAATCTTCTTATCATGCTCAGAAACTTCATCACTTAAGTAAGCCATCAACATACGCTGAGCAGCCAATAGTTCTTGAGGATTATCTTTCAATACCTTGTGTCTACTATTCCATAGGGCAATACGCTCTACAGCTTTCTTAGCAAACTCTTGGTATAATTCATTCTTACGAGCGTTAGATGCTCCTTCTGAAGCATTCTTATATTCTTTATAGAATGACCTAATACTATCATGTACATTACCATTAAACTCAGCTTTAGCATAACCTAGGTTATTAACTCGTTTAATAGGTATTTCTAATCCCATTAGGATACTTGTTAGAGGGTCATGATTCTTATTTAAGTCATTCATAGTATCAATGTATGGATGTTTAAGGATACCACCACCAGAGATATTCTCACCATGACCATTTTTATCAGAAAGACCTAAAGCATAGCTCATAATGGCAATCCAGTCTTTACCTGGGTCATAGTCTACTGGCTCTCCTGTATCAGGATCTATAGCAGCAGCATTTTTGCCCCAGACGCTATATCCATACTTATTACCCATAGCAATGTCCATTGCAGTTGAATATGGAGACAGCAAGAATGAACCAGCTTCATGGGCGATATCATTGACTCTAGGATCTCTATCTTCTATCTTCTTAAACTGGTTAGCAATAGCTACACCAGTCCTCATAAGCCTATTAGGCATTGTAAAGGTTGAGAACATAGAATCTAGTTTAGCTGATTTACCAGGAATATTAAACGCAGCAACAGAGCCTAAGTTAGTTAATGTACCAACAATGTCATTAGAGTCGAATCCAGAAGCAGAACTATTATCTTGTTTGTGAGGGTCAGTAATATGGTTCCAAGCTTGAGCTAGTACTACTAAACCAAGGAAACTGGCGGCATATCCTCGGGCTGAATTATACCTATTATCACCCCATCTCTTAGGATTAACCATAGAGAAGATACCATTCAACACTCGTCCTACCATTGTTTGTTGGTGTAACCTAGCAAATACAAATGTATCTACTACATCCATAATACTATCTTTCTTAGTTCTATTCTTACCATAGACCATTTCATTCTTTTTGATGTCTAAGTGAGTATTACCTTTCTTACTAATACCTACATGTGGATTCCAGAAAGCTTCAACACTATCACCAGCTCGTTTAATTAGCTCATTACGTATATCTTCAGTAAGGTCTACACCAGGATTCTTCCTTAACCAACTCTTAGTCTGGGCATTAACTTCAAACTCTAAGTGTTTTACTTGAAGAATAGGAATTAAACGCATAAATGTAGCATCTTCAGTAAGAGTATTTAATAACTTACCTGTAGCTTTACCATAACCTTTCTGTCCATTGGCTTTAGACTGTGAAATAGTATCTTTCCATTCACTAATCAACCTATTAATAGCATTTGTCTCACCAGGACCATAACTATTTATCTCGGACATAGCATCAATAAACTTAGTATCACCAGTAAGAGCAGTATACTTAAGTAGCATAGCTGAACGATTAGGATCAGCAAAGAACTTCTGGGCTGAGTCTAAGTTACGAGCATCAAGGTAAGTGCCAAGTATCTTAATAGCCTGAATAGGGTTTCTAGTCACAGTACTCATAAATACATCACGAATCTGTAGTCCAGAGTAGGCATTAAATACTCCATAGCCTGCAGCCAACTGCATCTGCTGAATATTCTTAGAAATATCAACAAACTTATCAAATGCCTTACTAAATTTAGCTTGCTCAGAACCAGGTTTAGCCTCTAATGAAGCTTTAATGATGTCTGCCAATTCATTATCTACATATAGATCATGTGGTTTAACACCAGGATGAGCGGACATAAACTGGCTTCTATATGCTTCCATAATGCTCTTTCTATCCTTAGAAGCATCCATATCAGCGCTATAGATTAAATCACTTAATGATGTAAACTTAGACTTAAAGTCATCATCAGCATATTTAAGGTTAACAGTTGTCCTATTGTTAGCAACATGAACTGTGTCTTCGCTGAATGCATCAGAAATAGTCTTCAAATCATGTATACGGTCATCTATAGGCTTGCCAGCAGATACTGAAGAGTCTAATAGATCAAGCAGTTTAAGATCTAGGTCATCCTTAGGATTGAAGTCTAAGGCTTTACTTGTAGTATAATCACCAAAGATATTCTGGGCAATACGCTCAGTATTATGTCCTAAGTAGAACATACCAGGGTTTTTAATACTATCATTATATAGTCCTTTAAACGCTTTAGCATCAATAACATGAGATAATTCATGTTTAAGAGCATTCACGGCGGTCTCTTGGTCTATACCTTTCCTAATGTAAATAGTATCTCTATTTTTATAGTATCGAGCTGTAGCATTACTATCTTTAAATACTTTATCACTACTATCCTTGACGTAGACCTTAGTATTTAGAATATTATCTACTACACCTTCATTACCTACAATCTTAACTAAGCTATCTTTATCTAGGAATTTACTTACTTTATTACCACCCCATGACTCATAAGGAGTAACAATATATTTCATAGAGCTTAATGTATTCTTACGGTTCTTAATACTCATTAGGTTATTAACACCATAAGTTAGTCCATCTAGTGAATGGAGACCATTAACATTAACTCCACCAACGACACTGTTATGTCCAACTACCTTATACTTATGTTTCGATACATTAGGTTCAGTTAATACTTGGATCATATCCTTATATTTGCCATCCTTAGCAAGAGAGTTCTTACCAAAGATAGAAGCAAACTCATAAGGAGTGAGACCAGGTAATTCACCTGATTCAATTTTCTTAGCAATATTGTCCCAAGAGAATTTAACATCAGTAATAGTAGTATAAGGCTTACCATTAACTGTATGGTCATTAATAGTAGTATAATCATCAGCATACTTCAATAGGTGAGCTAGAGGATTATCGCCAGTTTTTCTTGTTTCTTTTAAGAAAGATCCAGGGGCATATCCTAGTTTCCTATTAAGTCTACTCTCTAAAGCATTAACATCATACTTAGTGATCCTATCACCACGAAGTTTACTTGATGGTTTAGCTAATTCTTCTGGAGAGAGAATATTAAATCCATCAGTATGGCGAATAGCAGTAGTAAGATTATCTAAGTTGTAATTACCTTTAGAGGTATATTTATCCATCAAAGCAGTAGCTATAGTATTAACCGCAGAACCATCATCATGTTTGAATCGGTCCTGAGTCTTAAGGTTCTCTATAAGCTCTTTCTTGAGGTTTTCTACACCACCTTTACGTTTAGAAAGGTCATCTATAGCCTTAATGATCCAGTTATCGCGCTGTGATTCATAAGCCTTAATCTGTGCAAGGTTATTATCTTTAGTGACAATATCTTTAAACACTGGAGCTTCACCAACCTTAGCACTATCATAACCAATATCTTTAAGAGTATTCTCAAGAATCTTCTCAGCACGGGCAGGATGCTTAGTCATATGAGTAACTCTATCTCGTATATTCTGAGGTTTCATCTTAACTATAGTTCTCTTCTTTGAAGCGTTATTCTCTAAGTAAGACTCAACTATATCTTCTGAATAGTTAGTTACACCATTATTCTTAACCTTTTCTACTACATCTTTCATCTTTGTAGGTACATAGTTAGTATCATAATACCAAGAAGCAACAGAAAGCTCATCCATATACCTATTAAACTCAGGGTTATTAGCCTGTTTAATCCAAGGGTTATCCTTAAGAACAGCTTCCTTTAAGTTCCTACGATAGAACATAAAGGCATCATCAAGGTCATGTAGCTTAGATGAATACTTACTTAGTATCTCATTAGCTCTTTCTACGCTACCAGCGGCAGATAGAAGTGTTTTATAGACAATAGGCGAGCCATTACCACTAACTAGGTCAGAGAAGAATCGTTCTTTAAACCTTAGTTCAGTATTAGCATCAAAGCCTTTAAACTTCACATAGTCATCAATCTTACTTCTAAGGTCTTTAACTAGGTCTATATCAGCCTGGTCGAAGCCTAATGGGCGTAGATCGGCAGATAACTCGGCGTCAGTCTTCTTAGCATTGCTAAACGCATTCTTAAACAATTCTGCTTTTGACGGTTCTTTCTTATTAACTGGGAGTGGTGATTTAAAATCTGGATCAATAACACCAATAATATCACCACGGCTAAACTGTGCTTCACGAGCCTGTTGCATCATCTCTCTTGAACGCCATTGGTTATTGATATACATCAAATCAGCAATAGGGTTAAGAGCTCGTTCATCAAACCCATCCCATATTTCTTTACCAGCAACAATACCGTCACCAATCTTCTTACCATTATTATAGTATTTCTGAAGGCTTTCAAACAATGTTACTTGGTCTACATTAGCACGATGTTTAGTGAAGAAAGGAACACCAGCAGAACCAGCCAATGAGTTACCTTTATACTCCAAAGGAACATCAAGGTCTGTATTCTTAATTGAAGCTACTGAGTAGTAACTTCGTCGCATTCGTTCTTTAAGACTCTCAGATGCCCTCATATCCATGCTATTACGGTAGTTAATATATGTTTCAATCTCTGCTTTAGGATATCCTTTTTCACGAAGAATATCACCAAGAATCTCATTATTCTGTTTCCATGATGATTTAATATTACCTTCAGAATAGAATTTAGCCATACGGTTATTATGTTCTACAACTACGTCTACCCATTCTTTACCTTTCAACATAGAGTTAAGAGTAGGCATCTCTGAAGTAAACTTACGATGTTGGAACATAGAAGCCATCTTGGCTGCTACACGGAAGTCATATGAAGTCTCTTTAGCACCAGCTTTATTCTTGAGTATTTCCATCATATCATCTATAGAAGGAGTTTTCTCTCCATTCTTAGAGTTCCATTCTTCATACCAAGGAGCAGATACTGTCTTAATTAACTCATCACTATTCTTCTGTGCTGTTTGAACTAGTTCTTGATACTTAACACTATTACCGTGCATCTGATATTCAAGACCAAGTTCTAACTCAGTATTAGTTAGCTTAGTATTAAGATTATAGATCTTCTCCATTTGTTTAGTATAGTCTTCAGAACGAGGAGCTAAGAACTCAAGAGCTTTATTAGCTTTATCTAATCTACCTTCATAGTATCCACGCTGAGCTTTAAGTCTTTGCATTCGGAACGCATCACCAACATAACTCAATCCCATACCCATACCTAGGTCAAGGATACCTTCATTAATAAGGAAGTTAATTGGTTTCTCTAGGTTTAGATTGCCTTTATCATCAACAGGACTAATTTGTTGTAGTCCTTGGTCATTAGATCGAATAGAGTGAGCCATACCAGCTAGGGTTTGTCTCATTTCATCCTTGAGTCGCATAGACACTTGAACAGCTTTAGCACCTTGTCCTTCTAGTCCACCAACCATTCGTAATACATCTCGAACAGTTAAATCTTTACCAGTCTTAGCAGTAAAAGCGGCGGATTTCTCGGCAAAGTCTTTAGCTATATCATCTCCCATATGTTTAGAGATAGATTTAAAGGCTGACATACCTACTTTATTGATGTTCTTAACTATATCATCATTTAATCCTAAAGCATACATCTTAGCCTTAATAGAAGTCTCTTTAATAAATGGTTCTACTAATCCTTTAATATCATCTTTAAACTTAGATAAGCCTTTAGATAGAGCAGATTCAATATCATCAACACTAGATTTAGCATTAAGGTTACCAATAGCTTCTTTACGAGCAGTATTGAGGGCGTCATCTAACACATTCTTAGCTTCTGCACCTTTTTCTACTGAGCTCTTAGCTACATCATCACCAGCAGAACGGGCGACATCATCGGCTCCTTTAGCTGCTTTATTAAACATCTTAGTTGATGCATCTGCTGCTTCATCTCCTAGACTTGCTCCTTTGGCTAATCCTTTAGAAGCGATATCATCTAATGAGTTTCTAATAACATCATCTGAAGTAGATTCTATTACTTCTTTAATACCTTTAGCTAGGATATCATCAGTACTATTCTTAGCCATAAGTGAACCAAGAGTTTTAGCACCAAGAGTAGTTACTCCCTTAGCACCAGTAGTTAATAGTTTACCTATACCAGCAGTAACTATTGATTCAGCAATAAACTCACCAATACCACCAGCAATATGGCCACCTCCTCGGAATCCATCTTTAACAGTATGTTCAATACCAGCTTGAGCTAAACGAGGATTATTAACTAGATCAGCACGATCTTCCTCTCGGTCACGAATACCTTGAGCAAAGTCAACTATCTTGTGACCAGACTTACCACCATTCACTATATAGTCAAGACCTTCAGTGAACATGTTATTAGTACCATTCAATAACGATGCAGGGTTCATCATACTCATAGATATCTTAGCTAATGAACCTAGGAAATTAATACTTCCTTCTAATGAAGTAGTAAAGCTTTCACCAGCACCTTGTGCGATATTGAGAACACTATCATGGAATCCTTCCATAGAACCTTCACCAGCAATACTTTTATTACTCTTAGAGTTAAGGTTAATCAACAAAGAAAGAGCCTCAGCATCTTCTTTAGTTAATTCTCCATCAAGAACACCATGAAGACTATATTTATTACTTCCACCTTTAGCTAATTCATTAATAGCAAGGGCGACATCTTCTCGTTGTGAATCTAATAACTTATTAAAATCAGAGATAACATCCTTAATCTTTTTACCTTTGATGGTTAGTTCTTTAGCAGCACTACGCTCTTCAGGGTTAGTATAAGGATTATAATCACCAACAGCAAATCCATTACGGTTAGCAATAGAGTATTGAATAATATTAGCTACATCAGTACTGTCAGTATACTTACCATCATTTAAATAAGAGTCGACGATGGCGGCTGATTGAATATAATTATTATAGGCTTTATCTATAGCTTCTTTATTGGTGTAATGAGGGTTACCATTTTCATCAATAGAAATATTATTAGCCAACTCAGTCTTAAGATCTTTAGTCACAGCTAAGTTCTCAGTACCAGGAACTGTATAGAATAATACTTCACCCTTAGGAATAACCTTACCACTAGCATCTTTGAGTGAACCATCAGACACCTGAATAGGGTTATACATAGCCATAGAGATATGGTTCATAATATTGTCTAACTCTTTAGGATTCTTAGTCTTCCAATCATAGAGAGTTAACATCTCATCAGCATCGAAAGCAAGGAAATCCTTAGAGAGGGTTAATCCACTAACCTTCTTCTCTTCATATTTAGGATCAGTAGCTTTAGAGAAACCTTCAATAATAGAACTAAGATCAGTATTGTAGGCGCCTTTATAGAAGTCTTTAAAGCTTTTAACCTGTCCAGAAGTTCCCTGTACAGCCATAGTATTACTTAGTCCATTAAACAAAGAAGATACCTTCTCCATAGCATTCTTAGCATCAACGCCAGAAATACCTTTCTTTTGAAGTTCTTCAGCAAAGCCTTTCTCGCCAGTTTTATCTTTCTCTGATGCAACTGCTGCTTCACGAATAGCTCTAATCTGGTTTAAATATGCTGGGTCTTTAACTGCAACACCACCATCTAAGGCATGAGTAAGCCTGTCCATATTACCAACAATATTCTTGAAGTTATCAGTAGCCATATAGGAAACAAAGTTCTTAGGGCTAACATTAGTATTAAATTTAAATTCAACACTATTTAAAGCATTAATAACTTCATCTAACTTACCACCATGATCTAATACATTCTGGATCTTATTATTAACTTGTCCAACATACTCAGCACGGCGTTGGTAGTAATCAGTACCTTGACCAGCTAAGGCAGCATAGGTTTCACCAAAGGCTTTAGACACATCAGCTCTCTTCCAGAAAGCTTTATTCTCATCAGACTGTCCAGCAGGACCACTAAACTCATCATCTGTAGTAGCACCACTAGCACCAAAACGGCGGTACATCTCTTGTACTGTCTTATTCCATAAGCTATTAGGATCAGATTTATTTTCCCATCCCTTATTGTAAGCATCAGTCATACCACTAGCTTGGTCAGTAGCTCTACCTAAAGCCTCAGCTCGTTTAGCAGGATCCATACGCATGAAGTCTTGTACTTCAATACCTTTCTCCTTAAGCTTATTAAGGTCTAGAGTAGATAGGTTAACATTCTTAACACTACTCAACTGTTGTTTACGAATAGCTTCTTGTTGTGCTGCTGCCTTAGCTGCTGCTGCAGCCTGAGCTTGCTGATACCTACGAGCTCTATCTTGTGCTGCTTTAAGTCGTTTCTCAGCAGCCTCTTGAGCTCTCTTCATACCAGTATTAAGAGCTTTATTAGTACCAATGATACTAATAGCATCAGCACCAGAGGCTAATGGTTGAGGGTAATACCTTTGGTAGTTATAAGCACCAATAGCAGAACCATCATTATTGGTATAATCATTACCAATAAGAAGATTCTGCCGTGCATCAACATCCTTAGCTAGATTCTCACCAATAGCATTAAAGTTAGAGGCAATATTATCATAATGCTTAGTAATATCCTCTAAAGGAGTGTTTTCCTTAACCTCCATAGGCTGTAGGACATTAGCCATATTAGCTGTAGGAGAAGTCTGAGTAACTTTCTCTAACTCAGCTTTTGGAACACTTGTTTCATTCATTAATTAACCTCCATATTATTTAAAAGAACTAGGAACTGCAGATTCAATCTTAGCCGCCTGTTCATTAATCTCTTTAATGCCTTTAGAGAATTTATCCCACATCTCTTGGTTCTTCTCTTGCTGTTGAAGACTCTTAGTCACAGCAGAAGCCATACCTGGAATAAATGTACCAGCATCATATTGCATCTGCTTAGCCTTAGGCATACCAGAGAATAGCATATGACTTTGGTTAGCTGCATTATTAATCTTAGCAAATGCATTTTGTCGAGCTTGAGCTCCATTGTACAAAGTCTGGAGGGCATCATTCTTTAACGCAGTTTGTGCTGAATTAAAGATAGCCTGTAAAGCACCATCCATTATTTAACCTCCTTTATGCTTCTATTATTATTTATGAAGCTATTATAACATATTTTTATCAATTTGTCAAGTACCCACCCATAAATAGCCCGTATGAGCTCGCTGAAGGCGATATATGAGGCTTAAAAACCAAAGATGACTTAGAACCCATCTTTGACTTTAGAGGCCCCTTAAACGGCCTTCAGCGGCGTCTCAGGGGCATTTTAGAGGGGGTATTTTATAGGTCTGGGCCTTCTCCGTATTGGAACCCACATTTAAGGATACTTGCTTGAGAACTATAACAGTATTGTTTCAACCGTATCTGAGCCATATTAGCATCAGCAGTAAGGATTCTAGCCTTGACTGTTGTGCTACCTTTAGAACCAGTGTCCCTAAAGATATAGTTAGCATCATCACTATCATTATTATTAGCAGTGATAAATCGGCGCCATACTATCGGATTATTCTTATGATCAACATCTAATCCTAAGAATAGACTAGCATTAAAGTCTTGCATCGATGTAGCATAGATCCTTCTAACAATAATGTTATTATATCCAGCAGGGGTGGGAATATAGTTAGTGTGATATTCATACTCAATAGCACAATCAAAGTCACCAGTATTACCTACTTCAGCCTCAATAACACAAGGGTATTCACTACCAACACCAATCTCAACATCATACCCAGTATCACTATTCATATATGCAATAGGGGTATTATTATCCCTAAACCAATATGATTTATGAGTAGCATATGCATAGTAATCATATAGACACATATCATTAGTATCACCATCAGTATGGTAATATAGCCTTAATCCTTTCTTGTGGATCTGCATACTTACCTTCTCTGGTGTTTTAATACTCTTTAGTAATGAGTCAATAGGGTTAGATACTACAGAAGAAACCTGTCCACCTAACCTCATAACTCCTTCTGATGGGTTATAGAAGTAGATATTGTTTCTACCTTGTACTACATGTTCTTGCTTAAGAATACCAAAGCCGGATCCTACAGGAGTACTTTGTCTCATATTACCATGTTCTACACCAGCAGGGACACTAATAAAGCCAAGAGTATCCGCCAAGAATACTACAAGGTTATCATTAAGATCTGAAAAGCCAGTAATAGGGCTAGAGATTGTACTTGTAGGAGCTCGGTCAGGAACATGGAAAAACTCTACACTTCTATTGAAGAAATCATACTTAGGGGCTATAGAGTCAATAGAACTCATAATCACTAAGTTAGGTTCACTCTTAGGCTGTACTCCCACAGTATCTCTATAGAAACCAGAAAGGAATAACCTGTTATTTAAGAAATAGATCAAAGAAGCACCAGCCCAAGCAGTATATTCACTCAGGTCATGTTTATCCCAATCTTTCTCTTCAAAGTTATCTCCAGCATTAAAGTCAGCCTTAGCGGTATAGATAAATCCATTCCTAAAGATACTATTAGATTTGTAGTAGTGTTGTTTAGGGATGAAATCAAATAAGTCAGTAGAAGTAGGAACTGCATCTTTAACACTCCAATTAGTAAGATCTACCTTCTGTAGTTTAGAATAACCATCAACATAGAATAGTTCATGTCCAGCCTGAGTCATACGAATAGTCTCAGCTGATTGATTAATCTTGTCTTCAGGGATTAATATCTTTAGATCTTCATTGATGCGTTTATGGCTACTCATACCACTATCCATCTTCAAATAAGGATAAGCATAGACTACTTTCTTATTCTCATTGTTGATAACACCAACAGCAATCCACCTTTTACCTTCAGCAACAAAGTGTCCGCCTTGTAACCATACAGGGAAGGTTTTCCAAGTAGTAGTCTTAGTACAAGTTAGAGGGCTACCTACTCCACGATGGAATACCAGAGGAGTCTCCCTTAATGCTTTATTCACATTAGGAATCTTATGTTCTGATACTTGATGCCCATTCTCACCAGAAAAGGCAATTTTAACTTCAGAAGCTAATGGTGTACCAGTCTTATTCATATCATCAATAAGAGTGATATCAATATTAATTTCCTTATTAACACTCTTGATTAACCTGAACCAATGTAATTGCCCATCCTTAATATCATTAACAGGAATAAAGGCACGGCACAACTCTTCATCACTATCTTTATCTCTAATTATAGCTATAAAGTAAGCGTTACTCTTAATATCACCTTTCTTCAAATAGTAACCAATAGAAGTTACTCTATCAGTAACATATAGCTTATATCGAATAGTCTGAAACTCTTTAACTGATACCCAGTAATGATCACCAGAAAGAGCTATAACATTCTCTTGCTCCATACCTTTTGGTGCATTAAGGAACTTCTGACCAGGACGGCTCATAGACTGGGCACGAATCTTGGTTTCTTTAGCTCCTTGTAATCGAGCGTTAAGAAGATATGGTGATTCACCTTTCTTCATCTCTAAGCTACTGTTAGTAACATTCAAACCAGACATAGTAGAAATAGTGGAGTTACCAGTCTTCCTGTGGTAGTATCTAATAGTCCAGCTAGAGGAGCGCGAATACGCCCCTTCAGGTCGCTGGAACCATTTCTTATTAGGATATGATGTTCTTCGCATATTAGTCTAATGCTCCATTAACAATTAAGACTTCATCATTCATTTCCCTCAAAGCAATAAGCTGAGCTAAGTCAGTAATAACCTTATCATAGTCCTCATAACGCATACGAGCTTGGTCAAATGAGGTTTGTTCCTTATTGATGATTATCTTTACTAACTCTTTCAATGGTTCTGTAAACTCTTCACCAAGAGGAATAGTTTCATCCTCAAGAGTAATCCTTTGTGGGATTAAATAAACAGATGCATTGACCGCATAAATTCCACTAGGAGGACGATCAAATGTAAGAGTAGTAATAGAGCCAAAGTGCTCAAGGGTATAAGAACAAGGATCGCCAGGGCATGCATTTTCAGGGAAAGTGCAGCACCTGAAGAAATCCTTTGGACTTTTATAACACGGTTTGGTACATTCATAGCACTCATCCTCTCTGATTATATTGAAATAATCCTTACCTGTATAAGCACCAGGGAGTTTAAGGTCCCATCGGGCAGCAGGAGTACCATCCTTATTAACTGAAGCTAACTCTGTTTGTAGTTTAAAGCGGAACAGACGTCTTAAATCTTCCTCTTTAGCCATTAATTTCAGAGCAGAGTTAATAGCAGAAACAATAAACTCATCAGTATAAAGCTCTGCATCATCAGAGATTTGCTCTCGGATATCTTCAATAAGGTATTCTAAATTAGCTCCACCTTTCCATATATTTCGCATTAAATCTCTCCATTATCTATAATGTAACAATCACTGCTCTCAGTTTCCCATTTATCCTTACATTTCTCGTCAGGGAATGGGCAGGTGTCATGAGCTATTTGAGTAGCACTGAATAGATCTTCTTGACCACTATCATTTTGAGTGACATTATCTGGTCTCCAAAAGAACCTATCTATCCTACTAATCTCTACTGTATGCCCATCAGCACCACATAAAGCAGTATCTGTTTCACTATTTAATTGATACCTATAGTTTTCTAATAATTCACCGCTTGGGGCGTTAGAGTATCCTGTAATAACCTTTTCCATATCATTCCAGTCATAAAGGATTCTAGTATCATATTCTTTAACTACAACACCACCATCTTTACGCATCAACTTATTATGGAATAAGTCTCCTGAGGTTAGTATAGATGTTTCATCACAGCCATAGATATCTTCCCAAGTAAAACTTAAAGGAATATAATCACAACCATCAAAAACACCTATAACATAACCATCATCAAATTCAGAATGAACTCTCTTTATCTCGCCACCAGCATTGCCAGCAGGAGTAATCATATATTAAACTCCAATATTGATATTAATTGTAAGTTCATCTACAACAGTAAACAAAGGTTGAACAATACCACTAGTTGGTTTAACAGAAGTTAATCCACCTTTTTCTGTTTGATGTAGATAATATGTTTTACCTACTTGGTATGTATGAGTTCGTGGGAATACTAGGAATCCAGAACTCTGAATAATCACATTATTCTTAGTATTAGCATCATTTCCTATAACAAGAAACTGTGCTTTATTAGCTTCAGTATCAGCAACTGCTTCTTCAACAGAACTATTAGGTCCAGGAATAAACGCAGGGGTAACCTGGTCTGGATTAAGCTCTATCTTTGATGCTTTCTTGTCAATACTATACTGTAGCTTATTAAACTCCCCACCAGCTAAGAGACGAGTAACAGGTAAACGCCATGCTTTACCTTCCTCATTACTACCAGCAATAACATCTAAATCACCAGGTAGCTCAATCTTACTGTATAGAGGAAGAGCAGTCCATTTACTTACTCGTGTAGTAGACTCACAATCACATCCACCTTCACTCTTCAAAGTAGAATGATACCCAGCAGTAGAGTTATAGCTACGAGTATCCATAGCTCGAGTGTTAATTCCTTTAGAACATTTAGAACAAGACATCTACTTATTTCCTTTCCTTTAATGCCTTAACCTCATTCTCTAACTCATCTACTCTACGAAAGAGATCATTAAGTATTGATGAGAATTGGTCAGGATATTTAATTAAATCTTTAGTAATAATCATAAAACCTCCAATATTACACTATTTAAAGTCCGTACGACGCCGCTGAATGCCGTTTTTAGGCCCTTTTTTAGCCAAGATGGGTTAGAAGTCATCTTTGCATTTAGAGGCCCTTTAAACGGGCTTCAGCGAGCTCTCAGGGGCATTTTAGAGGGGCTCTAACGCCCATTACCTACCTTATCTTGGTTTAGCCATTGATAATTACGGTAGAATAGGGATTGAGCACCAGAACTAGCATATGGTCTAATAGACCTAACTTCAGACCATCTACCATCTCTAAACTCTAGGTTCATACCCTCAGGGTTCCTATTATCAGATTCCCAAGATGAATGATTACGATCATGAGTCATACCTGGGCGGAATGAAGGGTCATTAGTATTAACAAGAGTAATACCACCATAGCCTTCATCATCCCAAGGAGTACCAATAGCATCATTATAAAGGTGGAATAACTCAATAGATACAGATGCATTTCTAGATTCGTTAGGTTGAATTACACCAGAGCGAATAATATCAGATCCGCTGTTAATATGTATATCAGTAGTACCAGTCTTCGCCGCATATGTCCTATCAAGAATAGATCTCTTAGAGCCATCTTGGTTTATATTTGAGATGATAATATGGAATCTAAAGTCATATGTATTATCACTTCTATACCTATAATAGTTCCAGTGAACTCCTCCTAACTCATAATAGATACTATTATCAGGATTAAGCCTAGTAGTTAATACAATATTAGCATTAATATCGTTCTGTCCAATACGAACATGTTGACCACGAATAATCTGCCAGTCATTAATATGGATATTAATCTTATCACTTGATGTCTGGACCTCAAACCCAGGAGTACCTTTAACTACCCTAGAGTGTCCTATAACTTTTACACCAGGAGCCATAATTAAGCTCCTGGAGTTCTTGAGGTAAAGGCTATATCACCATTATAGTCAGTATCTATTGGGTGAGTAGCAATAAAGGTAGATTTATCAGGAGATCTCATATCTACATTCACACCATAAACATTCTTATTACCAAAGGCAGGGAAAATAGTATTAGGATCAATTCCATCAGGTAAAGTCATATTACTAATATTCCATTTACCATTTCTACCAACAATAGTACTAATACCAGTTGCAGGTGCAGGAATAGCAACAAGACACCCATCTTCAGTAAAGGCAGCTAAGTATTTAACTCCATTAGTAGTCTCATGCTCTTGCGCTCGCCACATGCTCCAGCTATGTTCACAGTTCTTATTCTCAGGGCAGTCCTTACATTCACCACAATCTTTACACTGACTATTATGAGTAAGAATACCACAGCCTTTAACTACTTTATCATCAACATTGGCAAGATCTTCAAGATTAATGTTGTTAGCAATAGACTTGGCGCTAATTCTTTTCTCACCATCTCCTTGAAGATGAAAGGCTTCATTACGATAAACTAAATCACCAGCAACACTATCATAACGAAGATCAGTAATAGTTTCATTAATATTCACATTACAACATTTATCTTCCATCACTTCTTACCTCGTTTAGGTTTACGAGCTCGGTTCTTAGAACTACTAATAATCCTTGTGTTAGACTTAGTATTAGATCCACCATTAATTAAAGGTCTAATATGGTCAACATCTTTACCTTTTAAGGCTGCTTTACCATGAGTCTTTATAGCTTCTCTACGAGCTTTATTACGAGCAACACGATTCTTTACTTGTTGCTTTGAAGCTTGATACTTCTTATCATAGGTATAGTCACGCCCGGTAGCTTTATTGCTACCAGGTCGTTTATTCTTCCCTACTATTTTGTTTCGAGCCATGTTTTATCCTCCTCATAACTTTATCTCTTTCCGAGTTACCAATTAAACCTTGTCGCTCTTTAAGGCACATAACCTTATCTAAAGTAGTCTCAGCTACTTCAAGAGTAGTGGCTTCTCTAGCAGACAGGTCTATAAGCATAGACTTAATTATGCCTAGAGATGCACTTGTATTCTCTTGACTCTTAGCCAATGATTCTAATAACCTACCATTATTCTCTAATAGCTGAGTAACTTTAACTAGGTTGCTGGCATTAGCTTTCACTATTGTAACATAGTTATAAATAGTAACACCAGCTAGTACCAGGCTAACACCATACTCTCCTAATGCTTTTAATATTGCAGTATCCATACTATATAGTCTCCAATATTACACTGCCATTGCCCAGCTGGTTAGGAGAAATATTATCTCGGTCCTCCAACCAAATAGCAATATCTCCGTCATCAAATTCATCGAATAGCTCTGTGATTTCCATATAGTTATGGTAGCCAATAGCAGAAGTATTAAATAACTTAGTAGATTCCATTTCTGTATTAGGGTCAGTAAGACTATAAGTTTTTCTATATACCTCAATGGTAGCACTTATAGTAGCATTAACATTTTGGTAATCGAAAGAAAGTTTAAATGTAGCTTTAAAGGCTCTTCCTTTAAACTCCTTAGGAATCTCAACCCTATATTTAAGAGTCTTGTGAGTTGTTCCATCAAGAGTAGGCACTATAAGAATTCTCTTAGTTAGTTTATTGAAGGCTACTGGAGAAATATAGGTTCTCTCATTAATAGTTCCAACTCTAACAATAGTAAAGGAAGCTTGATCGGCTCCGGCACCAAGATGCTCACCAATACGAGTATTATTGCCACCAAAGTTACCTATACGAACATTGACTAGATCGCCTTTCTTTAGAGCTACAGTAGCAGTAGCAGTAAGGCCACGGCCTACTTCAGGGTAAGAGACACTTACAGTAGGGCTAATAGCAAGCCAGTTACCTGTACTAATATCCTTCTTCTGGAGGAACATACCGAATGGCATATTTACATCAATAGTCTCAGTAGAAGCTGTTACAATGTAGATACCTTCTTCCAAGATTTCCCAAGCATTGCTCTTTCTAGATCCATGAAATATGATACCTTTACTTATGACATTGTTCTCATTCCATTTTATATCATCAGTAGCACCAGGGGCGATGACATTAGAGCTACTATCACCAATACCACCAACACGACCAAATATAGTTGGATCAGCTGTTCTTTCCATCATATATGAATAAGCTTCTTCAGGAGCTATAAATGGAGGGTTTCTGAACTTACGATCATATATAGCGATATTTCTAATAGAACCAGATTTATTACCTTTATTAGTGATAACAAATCTCATATTAGCTCTATTAAATCGTGTATCGGCGAATATATTTTTGTCGATATATGCTGAGACGGAATTTCCGTAACTCTTAGTGGTTATATTTGGCACTACTCCGCCAACACTAGGTCTTGAAACATCGTTTATAAGAAACCTAATCTCATAGTCAGAAGAGTTAAAATCTGACGTAGTAAATCGAAGCGTTAAACCAGTACTAGCAAATTGTCTAAGCTCACCAGTATATCTTATCTCTGCAATAGTTCCACTATTTATAGTAGAATATATATTACTTCCTCTATGAGAAGTTTTATTACCAGGGACGATGACAAACACACGAGAGTCATCAAAAGCAGTAGATGATATGTTGAGAGAGTTAGCTACAAGGTTGCGAGTAACATTACCTACATAAATATCTTCCATAATATCCTGAGCGACGCCTTCAGTGATATTAGACTGTCTATTACCACTCACATCAATAGTAAACTCTTCATTGCTATTAGCATCAGTAATCTCTAATTTATTTGGTTTTATATTAGTACTTGATACTGTAGAACTACCTTCATAAGTGCCAACCGTTAATGTAGGAATATTTAGAACAGAATCTGTTTTTTTAGCTAATAGAGATAGACTTCCAGAATTATAAGTAAGATTATTAGTATTATCTTTTTTGCCTAGCTTCATAGAAGTACTATCAGTGACTTCTTGAACAGTTTCACGATACTTAGAAACATCAAGCTTACTACTCATATTATAGTTAGCTAAACGAATTCCAATAGTATCATCTACATACTTCTTTGTAGCAGCATCTTGTGGCTGAGTTGGCTGAGCTAAGTTGAATAAACGGCTATTATTAGCATTTAATGGTTTATAAATAGTTGTGGCATTACCATCAATACGGAACATATTACTATTATCAGTCTTATTCCAAACACCAAATGCTCCATTACCATCAGAAAAGAACTCATATTTCTTACCACCTGGGTAATCTAAGAATAGGCTAGCAGAACCAGCGCCATTACCTGGAGTAATAGTTAAGCCAGATAATGTACGAGCTTCTGAGTTAAGGTTTTCTTTAGTTAGGATGTTAACAGGAATAGAACTTCTGTCTGCTTTACCGTTCTCTAGGCTAGTTACCCTATTTCTTAACTCAGTATCATTATATGATGAAGCGGTACCACTTTCTCCTCGTTCACCCTTCTCTCCTCTTTGTCCTTTAAGACTCTCTAACCATTGTTGTGCAGAACCAGTAAATCCAGCATCAAGAGCAAGCTGATATGCAGACTTACCATTAATACCATCTCTACCAGAAACACCATTAGTACCAGGGACACCTTGTTCTCCTTTATCAATTAAACCAAGAGAACGAAGTTTAAGGTTATTGCCAGTAATTTCTAGAACAGTAGCTACTACTAAAGCATCTCCATTCTTTGTTGTATTTCTTACTTTCAAGAATACAGTATCACCAACAGTAACTCCTTCAATAGAGTCAGTAACAGTATAGACACCAGTATAACCAGTAGCAGAGTTTCTATTAAGAGTAGCTTGATCGTAGTTATAGTTAGTACTTAAGACTTTAATAGTCTTACACTGTCCAGTATCACCTTTTTGTCCTTTAAGACTTTGTAACCATTCTGCTTGGCTACCAGTATAGCCATTAGCTTTAGCTATCTCATAAGCAGAAGCACCAGGTAAACCATTTACTCCAGGAATACCTCGAGGACCTTCTACTCCTCTAGCACCAGGGTTACCTTGGTCACCTTTTTGTCCTTTGAGGCTGGCTAACCATTCTTCTTTAGTACCTGTATAACCATTCTGTTGTGCTATCTCATAAGCAGAGTATCCTCGTTCACCTTTAGCTCCATGATTACCATCAAGACCTTGTTTAAGACCTTCTAGCTTAGTTTTAAGCTCATTAGTAAAGTCATTTGTAGATAGAACTTTATTTCCATCCTTGACTACCATATCTCTCTTGATGTTAGCTATATCAGTAGTATGAGTGTTTAATGCAGCGTTAATAGTCTTATTTTCAGTAGATTTAATATCATCACCAGTAAGAGTAACAGTACCTACTTTACCATTAACTGAGAATATAGTATTGGCCTGAGCGTTATTTTGAATATTAGCTAGCTTACGTTTCTCATCATTAGTAAACTCAGCTTCAGTAAGACCTTTGCCAGCAACCTTATCTACTTTGGTATTTAAACTAGCATTAACCTCATCCTTAATGGCATACTTACTTAAGTCAGCACCAGTATTACCAATATTCTGTAATGTAGTACCAACTAAAGCATAAATAGCATATGGAGCGGTAGAACCAACAAGATAAAGGTTATTGCTATCATAAGGTCCTTTAATTTCTTCAACACTACCAAATGGACCTTCAAACTTAGCAGTATTAATATTAGCTACGATGTTGTTAACTTCTTCTTTGGTGTATCTATCACTTAGAGAAGTAGCAACTTCATCAAATTTAATTTTAACATCAGAAGCTTTAGCTATATCTGCCTCTGACTTTGTAGACCATTTTACACCATTAGAAGTGGTGGAGAGAACATCTCCATCCACTCCAGGGCGTAACTGGCTAACTTCATTAAGCTTAGTAACTTTCTTAGCCATAAAACTCCTTATGTTTAACTATTGTTTACTTTCTTCTTGTCCATCAAATCAAAGAATGAGTAGATGTCCAGCGAGTTATTGTTAGGCTTAGTCATCCAATCAGGAGCACTAGCTAACTTACCACCAGTAAGTTTCCATCCTTCTTTCTCTTTGAGGTTGGCTAGATCAGCAGGTAGGAGGCTTGCAATACCATCAACTTTGTTATACAATGAAGCAATATCTCCACCAACGAATTTCCAGGTTGATGGTGCTTGATCTGGATTGGCAAAAGGAAGACGACCATAAAGCCACTCAACCTTCTTCTTAACATCAGAAAAGCCACCTTTAGTACCTTTAACAATCTCATCAATGACTTCAGGAGAACCACCAGCGAATCTCCAATCAGCAGGAAGGTCTGCTATAGCACCAGGTAGACGATTAATAATATCATCTACTTTAGCCTCTACTACAGACATCATTTCACTAGAACCGTTTAATTGTCGTTCTAGGAACTGAATACGAGATTCATACTGGGCTAATCCCTTACCATCACCATGAACTTCTTTCTTAAGTGCTTCAAGATCAACTGCCATACAGTCTAATCGTCTACGAGTCTCTAAGTTTTCATTATGAAGTCCTACAAGAATCTCATGAACATAGTTGAAGGTTTCAACAAGGTCATTAAGCCACATAGCAAACATCTGTGGGTTGCATTCAATAGTATTTGAATCAATACCACTAAGTGGAGTAAAGCTAATAGGTTTAGTATTTTTACTTGTCATACAATACTCCTATCTTAAGTTAATAATATGAGTTCGAGCTGGTTTTACTGTAACCTTTAGAGCGTGAAGACGACTAAAGTTATTTACAGCACCACCGCCACCATTATATTCCTGTCCATCAGAAGCATGGTAATAGAATCCTGCTTTAGATGAAAGGGAACGGTTACGAACTTCATGTTTAAGTGTGACATTCTTTCCACGAGGAACTAGAATAGTACGGCTAGCTTGTCCCTCCCAAGAACCCCAAGGATATGTAGCAGTAGCTTGGATAACGATAGCATCATTAAACGCATCAGCAATACCACCATCAAACTGAGGAACTACAACAGAACGAGTATTAACTAATGGACTGTTGTCTGGATGACCAGTACCAAATCCATATTCAATACGGACTTCAAGATCAGTCTTACCAAAGATCTGTGGAACAGCTTCAGATAACCTTAGAGGAATATCTTCATTGTAGTTACCATATTTAAATGGCCAGTCCGGGTCATTAGGAATACTATCTCGTAGAACATATTGGTATGTATCGCTAGTATTCTTAATACGACATTCGCGAATACATCCACATTTCTTATCCTTAACTAATACATGGTAATAACCTTCTGCATCAGCCTCTAATTCACAATCTCCTGCTTCAGGAATAGTGTAAGGAGTCCATTTATTAATGTTGTCACTACCTTCACAAGCTTCACAGCCTTTATCTCCACAACAAGGATTATAGACCATTAGGTCACAGTTCTTTGGTGTTTTATGAGCTACATCACCTAAACAAGTAAGTTTACCTAAACTCAATAGGTCACATACATAGATACGTTCTGGGTTAGTTTTAACACCACCACAGCCATTAATATCTAGCTCAGATTTATATTCAATATAACTATCATCACCACTAGGCACTAATCGCATAGAAGTATCTGTTTGATGACAATACAGCCACTCACATAGGTTTAAGGGTTTAACTGATATTCCATTAACCTTAGCATGAAGCATACAGCCATCAAAGCCCCATTTGAAAGGAGCTCTATTGCACCCTGCATCAGAACCAGCACAGGGATTAGTTCCACAAGCTCTACATACACCAGACATAATTAAGCCTCCTTATTGAAGTATCGGTAATAGACTTCAACTACATCAGTAGGTTGTAGTTCATGGAATTTAAATGAGATTTCTTTACCAGCAAGGGTATAATCTCGTTCATCTCCTTCAATCTGTTTAAGGCCATTCTTAAAGACCATTACTGGCCAGCTAAGATCAGGAGCATTCCTCAAAGTAATAGAGTTATTAGACGCAACACCATCAAATACTTCATGTCCTTGAGGGTAGTTATTACCAGTATAAGTAACCATATTTGTAGGAACAGCTACAAATGGGCTACATACATTCTCTGGTTGGTGGTAGTTCTCATGAACCACATTACCATAGAAGAATGATACTTCATTAGCATCATCAATAACAATGGTATTACCAGGGAAACTAGTAGTAACTCGTTTACAGCCACAGTTAGAGCCACCATTACAATTATCACTATGGGCTGGTTTATGATTATGGTAGTTCTCGTAGTAATGTTTCTTACTACATCGGCAGTTTGCCTCACCACAATTACAATCGTAGCAAGGGAATCGTAGTGAACTCATATGAATCTTATTGTCATTGTGTTCACATGTTATTTTGTGGTAATTATCGTGTAAATCAGACATGTTAGGCTACTCCTAATGTAATTACTCGTTTATCACCATTGTGGTCATAAACATATAGTTTATTATTCAAGAAATCATATATCATCGCTTCACGATATTTCACTCCACGAGTATGATCAAAATTATCCTTGTAGAGAATACCTTCTTTAACCTTTGTAGCATTAGGTAGGCAGTTAGGGCCTGGTTTGCTTACATGGTACACTGCACTAGCTTCATCACGAACAGTAACATAATGACCAGGATACTTACGTAATAGGTCTTTACCATTCTGGTAACGAGTATCGATAACAGTATGAGGAATATCCAATACTTGGCTTAAATCAAATTCACATTGTGCTCTCATATTCTATCCTCCTAAGCTGGACGCCGAGTATTAGTATTAATACTATCTACGGCAGTCTTAATATCTCTAGTATCAGTTTTAATATCGGTCAAACGATCATTTGTTGTAGCTGTATTCACTTTCGTGGCAGATACCTCTGCTTTAATACCAGCTAGGTTATCAGTGTCAAGATCGACATTACTCATAGTACGGTTAAGCTGTTTTAACTCAGCTGTAATAGCACCAAGAGCAGAAAGAATAGCAGCATCATCAATAGCAACTCTATAGTCACCTGCTCCTTTCCTTCTCATTATCGCCGTTAACGCAATGTTAGGACGAATGAAAGAAGTACCGACGAGACGGTTAAGTTCTAGTCGAATCTTCTTAAGTGTTTCTTCTTTTTGCATTTATATTATCCTTTCTAGATAAAATAAAAGCCCCTAGACGGTACTAAGGGCTTTAATTAATTTATTACTAACGGTTAAATTCGATAAGGAATGTTTCTTCTGGGAACAACAATTTATCACCACCGATCCAGATTTCAGCAATCGTTTCGATTGGGTGTTCAACAGTTGCAGGGAAGATTGTTTTATCCATGAATGGAACTGTTTTAGTAAAGAAGCTTCGTCGTGAAGCAATAATAGCACGCACCTTAGTACCATCTGCATTCTCCCATGGGCTGAAGTTAGCGTTTTCAGGAGTTCCAGTATGGAAAGCGATGTCATCAGGAGCAACAAGAACTTGTCGTCCATACCATCGTGGAAGAGTTCCTAATTCACCGAATCCGCCAAGTGATGCTTGGTCAATCTTCAACCAGTCTTGTCGAATACCAGTTTTATCATAGCTCAACAAGTCTGAGTGGTTAACCATAATATCAAGAGCAATATCTGGGTGAATAGTTACAACGAACTCTTTGTTAAATCGGCTACCAAATGCTCGTCCCATGTAGTTGAATACTTTCGAAAGAGTTTCATATGGATCAGCTGTACCAGCTTGCAAGTAGTTAGTAGCACCAAGTGAAGTTTTGAACGTAGGGATCAAGATTGGAGTATCGCTAGCAATGATTTGTTCTGCAAGGGCATTCCAAGCATCAATAGCACGGCGATATGACAATGCTTCAAGGTTCTCTTTCCATTGTTCATTAGTTTCGTTAAGAGTCAATCGACGAGTTTTAACACAAGTATCAACACGAATCGAGTATTCGAATTTGAAGTCGATATCTACTTGTTCATAGTCATCGATTGGTCCTGCTGGTGGAATTACACAGTCAACTTTAAGTTGTTTTGGACATGTAACGCCTTCTTTGTATTCCAATTCGTTAACACGAACTCGTTGCAATGGGTTCATCCATTTCTTAAATGTAACACGAGCACTGTGTGATACAGACAGGTTGTTCATCCAACCATCTTCTACTGGTGCATCAAAGAACCATAGCAATAGGTTAGAAGCGAATTTGTGTTCAAGAATTTGTGGTGTCCAGATTTGTCGCATGAATTCACGGATTTGTTCTGGACCAATAGTTGCAGGTGCGTTTGATCGTGATTTAAAGCCTAGATCAAGAGCGGCTGTTTCATAACCCAACTTACCAACATTAAGGTTTGTTGGAGCACCAGTTGGAGTAAATGCTTTGTGAGCTTGTAGACTCATAGATTGTAAATCTCCTTTACTTAAAGTTTATTATTAGTAAAATGCACTTCACCAATAATTAGTCATAAATAGGGATTACAACAAAGAAGATTGAATCATAATTGTAGCTTCATTTAGATCATTGAAGTCTACTGATCCTGGGTTAGTAAGGTTCTGTTGTAGAACAGCATTAGCCCAGTTAAGGTCTCGCACTCCATTATTAATTGTTGCTTGAGGATTGTATTGAGGTTCACTTTGGTTAGCTTTCTCATACTCAGCAACCTTTTCTTTAAGCTCTCTAAACTCTTTGGCTGTAGCATTCTCTCGGCTCAAGTATTCATAAACTGCTTTCTTGTCAATACCATCAGCACCGAAATATCCACGCATAGTAAGTTCATTAAAGATCTCACCATTTGTAGCACGGTCAATTAGTTCAGGGAACTCTCGATTAATCATGAGAGATAGATCCCAGATATCATTCTTTGTTACTCCTGTAGTTCGCTGAGGCTCTTGTTTAAGTTCTTCACTAGCTTCTCCCATAGGAGTCTCTAGCACCATAGCTTCAGGTTGTACAGAATTACTCTGTGATTGGTTGGATAGACCATTCACTGCAGATTCACCACGAGAGGCAAGCATAGCTTCATATTCAGCTTTCTCGCGGCTGAGTTTACTTACTGAGTCTTTCTGTGCTAGTCCTGAATGAACTAACTTCTGAAGAGTCTCAGCGTTAATCTCATTAATGCCTAAACCTTTCATATATGATTTTTCTTTATCACTAAGTCCAGACATCAAGTCAACACTTGGTGTTTCTACATTCGAAGTAGCATTCCCTTCCACAGACTCAGGTGCTGGATTAGCTCCCACTAATTCAGGTTGCTTGAGTGTGTTTGAGTTTGGTTGTTCGTTCATAAGAGTTACGTCTCCTTTATTCCAAATAGAGAATATAGGTTTCCATATTTAGGATATTATTGATTATTATTTCTTTGTAGTAACTAAAGACTATGCCCCAGTTACTGTTGTGTATTATACCACATTTTAATCGATTTGTCAAGAGATATTATATTAATTATATCATCTAGCCTATATACCCCCTGTAAAATGCGTTCTAAGGCCATTTCCTGGCCCTCTGAGCGACTTTAGGAGCAAAGATGAGTTGTAAGTCATCTTGACATTTAGAAGCCCTTTAAACCGCCTTCAGCGGCCTTGTAGGGCTATTTATTTAGTGATTTATGAGCTGCCTTAAGCAGAGAAACTAAATCAGAGATCTTCTGAGCCTCTCTACCAGCCACAGCAAAGTTGTTATTCTCAATAGCAGTATTCATCAAAGAAGAAGCTTGGGATATCTTAGTTAAAGCATCATTGATAACATCTGCCTGAGATAGCATCTTAGGAGTAGTTAAATACTCTAATAGTTTAGCGTCCATATTTCCTACCTTCTTTCTGTATAGTCTTAGTATAACCTTTATACCTATCCATGTTAATAGCCATAGTACATAACATACGAGCAAGGACTGCATCATCATGATGACCAGAGTCTCCTGCCGCTCTTAACTGTCCACTAGCTGTCTTCTGGAAAGTAAAGTATAATCCCTGTTCACAAAACACTGGATCAAAGTCTTCATAGTAGCCATTATTCATCAAGAACTTAAGCCGGGCAATCATCTCATTCTTACTACTTACTGTTGTTCTAACACCAAGGTTATTATAACCAGTAACCTTATTAGCATCAGTCCAAATATTGAGATAACCCTTAACCTCAGTTAACCATTTAATCATAAGACTACCCATATTCCTTTCAGGGACCAACAAAGCCATATTATACCTCATAGCCATATCATAAGCTAGTTCAGCAAAGTCGTTTTGTGAGATAATACCATTATAGGCTGCTACAGCTTTAATCTTAGGTTTAGTTATATCCCAAACAACTAAGGCACTATCATCTCCCTTAACCTCACCTTCAGCAGGGTCTAATCCAATAATATACTGATGGTTCTTAATTGGTGCTTCATATTCCTTAATAGCACCACCATCAACATAATCAAATCTAGTTTCACCATCAGCATAGAAGGCATCAATAGTTTTAAACTCTCTCTCCATCCAATCATATAGTAACCTACTGTCAAAGATAGGGGCACCAGAAGCCTGAAAGCTCTCAGCAGCAACTGTAGGGTAGTTCTCAAACATATACAACTGGTCTTTCTTAGCTTCATTAATAAAGGTATAGTTATACCATTGTAGCTTTCTAGCCCATCTACTAGGGGATATACCAGCTCGTTTAAATTCACTACAAAGGAATAGATCATACTCAGTTAAGCTATTAAGGCTCTTATATCTGCCTTCTGGTTCCATCTCATACTCAGATAAAATATACCAAGGTAAGAAGATATATACCCAATCAGATTCAGGGTCTTGCGCCACTTTACTTAAATCAAATGAGTGGTTCATACCCTTAGCTGTAAACAATACAATCCTAACAGTATTACCCGACATAGCAGGGAGAATACCAGCTTCAAGATTAAATGGATCAGAATATTTGCTGTTACCAGTGACATATAGACCAGTGCCTAGCTTAACAACTATATTGCCAGAAGGCACGGTCACACAATATACGGGCTTATCATAATTAACCCTTTCTCTCTTAAAGCATCCAATACTCCTAGCCTCACCAGGCTTAAGCCTACATCTCCATACAGGATCTTGATAACCAATCCAACTAGTATATCCAGACTGGAATCCCATATAGGCAAAGAACTCTACATTAGTCTTATTCTTTGAACTATAGTATAGACGATCATTCTTTTCCTTATGCCCGTCCCAGAATACCATCTCATCAAGAATAGATTTAGCAGTGTTAGGGTTAGCATCAAAAGAAAAATATGAAGATAGATTCTTAACATCTATATGCTTAGGGAAGTCTATATCAATATAAGTAAACCCGCCATACTCACATTCCTTATAGCTAAGACCAGCAGAATCAGCCAGAAACTTTAACCTAGCTATCTTTCGTTCTAGTTTCAAACAGAAACGAACATGCATATTACTCTTGCGTTCTTTATTAACTCTAGATACATGACCATCAGCCTGGGCAGCAATAACTAATCTATCTAAAAAGCTAAGTTTACGCTCAGCAGAACCTTCTCCACTCATTGGTATATGCCATAGGTTATTAAAGTTAATATCAGTCAATTTCTTCTTAACATAGTTTCCAGTAATACGGCTCTTTAACACAAACTCATGTTTACCTGTAACTATATTTTTCTGACCATTATGAGTAGTAAGCTCATATACATCACTAGGATTATCATACCGATGTAAATAGGTAGGTTTAACAAACGACACCTTATTATCGTCCCATTGAGCTACTAATGTATCTTCAGTAACATCAGCAATACTAATAAGACCTTTATCGGTCATAATCTCTACGTCATCACCGAAACAGTGTTCATCCTCTACTAACATATGAATGGTTCTACCATGACCAGCACCTTTAACACCAGCTGACATGAAGGTAATACGGTTATCTAACTCTATACCACTAAAGCTCTTAAAGTCAGCATAGTTAGCAACAGGAACAATATCAGCCAATAGTTCAGGATGAGTTCCCCTTAATATAGGTAAGAATTTCCTATCAATCATCTCATTAGCCTCAGAATCAGTAGGCATCACATGTAGAATATTAAAGTTAGTACTCTTACTAGCAACAAACTGCTCTAGCTTAAGAGTAACAGTAGTGATACCCATCTGACGACTCTTATGACATAATACATTAACACTCTTAGTAGGTATCTTCTTCATAATAGGCTCAATAGCCTTTAATACTTCAGAAGAAAACAATACCTGAGCTTCATTAAGGTGCATAGGGACTGGTCTACCGTTCTTATCAAGAATAATACTCTCCTTACAGAACTGTACAAAGTCACCCATAGCACCATAGAACTGACTATCAGTTAATGGTTTCCAATGCTCATACGGGCTGGTAACCATATTCTTAAGGCTTTTTCTACCAGCAACCTGAGCCATAACTAATCCTTGTTACCCCTTACAAATACTCCCTCTAGATACTCATCAGACATATGCTTCTTGAGTTTCTCAATACTAAATGACTTAGGTAATCCATAAACAGTAAAGGTTAACTCAATAAGTAGTACCATAAAGTCTTCACCTAACTTCTTTAGATTCTCAGGTACATCAACATTCTTATATCGTTTTTTATCAGGAGCCTGGAACGACAAAGAGTTAGATGTAGATGAATAATACACTCGACCAGACTCATTACCAAGGGCAAACCATTTACCATCAGCATTATTAACCTGTTCAGGTAATACCTTATAACCCTTCTCCTTAGCAATAGATTCCATCAAAGAATAAAGTTCATCCTTAGTTAACTCTGGCCATTTAAACTCTACTGATTTAACCTTAGGCTCGGCACTAACATCTTCTTCTTTATCTTCTACTGGAGCTTCCTCTTTAGTTACTTCTTTAGTGTCAGATACTTCATCTTTAGTATCTTCTTTGGTGTCTTCTTTTCCGCCTTCGCTTCCTTTCATCATAGCTACTGCTTCATCATAGCTCATACCTACTGGAGTACTAGACTTATCTTCTCCTACACTCTCAATCCTACCACTAGATCCTTTATCTACACTACCAGGTTCATCTGTGAGCCCCATCTCTAATCTAGCTACCTTAGCTTCTAACTGTTTATTTTCCTTCAAGAGAGATTCATTAACACTTTTTAATGCAACATTATTCTGTTCAGTATTCTTCAATACTAGTAGACTCTTCTCAAGCCCATACTCCATCATATCGAAGAACTTACCAACATCCCTCATATCCTTAATAGAAAGACTCTTCAAATTAAAATCCTTCATACTATTTTCTCTTCCGAGCATATCTCTATCCTCTAAATTCTTTCTCGGCCGAGCACTATCATTTAGACTAGTGGTTTAGCCGTTAATCATTATTACCTGATGTATTATACCACACTTTTACCTTTTTGTCAACCCCTATATATAAACACCTATATAGAATACTACTAAGCCCTTACTTAGTCTTACCCTAAGTCTATCCTCCGCCCTTCCTAAATCTTATCAGTATAGCTGCTGACAGCGTGGACACATGCCTAAGCCTAAGAAATTTACGTGGAGTACTACCCCAACAACCGCATACAACCTCACGCTCGTTATCACTCACTAATTTGGCGCTCAATCTAACGCATCGGGGGGCTCTACCCCCTTATCTAACTCTGTTGGTCTATAAAGGCTTCCTATGGCTTCCTATCCTGCCTGCACTTCCTATTGGCTGTATATACTATATATAGAGTGGTGTCTTTATTACATCAAAAGAAGAGAAACATCAAAGAAAGAACAGAGAGACGCGCCCGTTTTTTTGTTTAGTATAAGGTTAAGGCGCCTGTTGGCTGTATAATATAGTATAAAGGCCTGTCTCATGTCTTGTCTTATATATATAGTATAAAGAGCATCAAAAGAAAAAAACAGAGAGTGCCGGCCTGTTTTGTTTTATAGAGTCTGTTGTAATATATAGTATAAGGCGCTCCATACTGTATATATATAGAATCGGCCGATACTCCTTGTATATAGGTTTATTCCTTTGTTGTAGGCTTGTTATGGTGAGGTTATAGTATATATAGAAGAATATCAAAGATATAGTATAGTATAAAGAAAGAGTGCCAGAGTTATGCGCCCGGATTTATATTCTAGTGTAGTATAGAGTTTAGGCACCAATATATATATAGTATAATAGCCTTATTCAGGTGCTTCTGCCTTATATATAGTATAATGGCCCTTTGGGGACTGATTCAATATATATAGTATAAAGAGGCAATGCAACTGTATATAGTATAAAGGCTTTATGTGTATTCCTTAGAGAGGACAGCAACGAGGACATATAACAGGGGATTACGGCCTGGTTTTAGGGTATTTTATGGGTGTTACTCTGATCTAGACATCTTTAGAGTCATCAAGAGATTTAAACACTCAAAAACGCTCTCTGGCGCGGTTTTTATACCACTTCACTATCACGTTTACCCTACGGGGACTTGATAGGATACTAGCATACCACACGACGCCCTTAGGGGC